TGTCTACAAAAGTATTTACATCAACCTGCAAAAGATCAATGCCTTTGCGTGTAGCATCCAAAGAAAACGGCGCAACAGCATCACGAAAATAATCTGTATTTGCACTGGCAACAACCCAGTAATCTTTAAGCGCCAACTCATCTAGGCACCGACGAAATAACTGTGCAATTGTTATTTTGCCATCGGTAAACCACGAAGCTTGTACTTTGTAACCACTCAAAAGCTCCAAGCCATCCACAGCGCCCAAAGAAATAATGGGCTTAGCTTCTATGGCTTCACGTTGGAATGTCATTTGATCCGCAAGAACTCGGCCGACGTGGACCAAAGAATTATCTTGATAGATAAGCACAGCCCAAAATTGTTCTGATGTTGTGGCAATTGCTTTGAACTCGCCCAGTACTGTGTTGGATGGCATTACCCAATAAGATGTACTGCGTGAAGGTCTGATAGCATTTTGATAAAATGTATCGCCTTCACCATCGCGTTGTATTTCGTAGCCATCGCCCGCAAGTTTTAACTCTGTGCCACCTGATCCCGAACCGCTCGGCGCATCCCAAATCTCAACGCGGTGCAGTTTGCCCGTAACCGAATAAAACGAACCATAGTATTTCCTTGCCATTATCCTCTTCTTGAATCTTTGTTATATCGTTCCAATACTATCGCCAAATCTCGCCCCTGTATTGTGGTGCTAGCAACAAATCCGCTTTGCTCGTTTGTGTTTAGCATCCCCTTAAGTTTGTCAAGTGGTGCAATCACTTCAGGGTTACTACTTGCCCCTGGGTACTCACCTACCAATCCCAAAGTCGGACCGCTCACAATTCCCCCCTCGGCGAATGCTGTAGCCTGTGGGCCTTTGTTAAGCATTCCAGTGATCACCGCAGAGCCCGCAATCAATGCAACACCCGCAGCAGCTGCGAGCACAGGGTTTTTAATTAGCAACTCCTTAAAAGCCTTTGACGCTGTAGCCGTTGCAATCAATGCCTGTCCAAAGGATTTCATGAATGCCGCAACGGATCCCAGTAATTTCTTGCCAAAATCTTGAAAGCTACCGATTTGGCCCGTCATAATATCGCCCAACAATACCCCGAAATCTTCGAGGCCCTGGGCGGTCAAATTATTAAAAGCCTGGTTAACGCCTTCCATAGCGGTAGCCATGTTTTTCTCATAATCTGAAATCACTAGGGCCTGCTCTGTAGTTTCCGCTTTTACTACCGCTGTGTATTGTGGCAATGGCCCAGTAGCTTTAGCAAAAGCCTCAATAGTTGGCGAAGTTGCGCCAAATTGGCTAGTGGGTTGTATTGCGCTATTATCAAAAGATTTTGCTTCGGTTAGTTTTTCTACTGCTACCGTTTGTTGGTTTATTGCATTTGTGCTTTGAGCAATAGGCGTTATGCTTAATCCTTGGGCAGTAGCCATTTGAACTATGGCGTCTATTTGCGTTTGGATTTTTGCGGCGTTTGCTGCGGCTATTGTGCCTATATTCTTTTGGCTGTCTATAAAACCTTGCACTTGTGAAGCAGAAGCCCCGCTAGCATAAAGTCTATTTAATTCAGCCTGTGTGCTTAGCTGAGCCTGCTGTTTGCCTAGTTCGTACTCAAGCATTTTAGCGCTCAACTCTTGCAACTTTGCAAATGCGGCTTTTGCTTTTGCCTGCTTAAAAATTTCAGCAGTCAAGTTACTAGTCGCAGTTTTTAACTCTGCGCTGTTTACCTTGTCAATGCTTTGGTTTGCTAGAAAGTCTGGGTAAATTTTTTGTATTTCTGCTAGCGCATTTTTACGCTCTCGCATGCTGGCGTTATGGTTATTTACAACTGCCAATAAACCACTAACACTCTTTACCTCCTCTTCAAAATTCTTTTGCGTTTCAGCGTTAAGCTCATTAAATAGCTTCTGCTCTTGAGCCGCCTTTTTAGTTTTTTCCGCGTAAGCACTAAGTGCGTAAGCTATTGACGCTATAGCAGTAGCAGCCAATGCCCAAGGCGCAGCAGCCATTACTAAGTTAAAACCCCTTTGCACTCCCGTGGCCGTGCCAACTGCGGCAGCGTAAGCCGTTTTTGCTGCTGTTAATGCAGAAGTGCGCAAAGCAAGCAACCCCTGCATCGCCGCGCTCTCTTCTTGTAGTAAAGTTTCTATTTCTTGTAACCCTGTAACCACTGCCATAACTGCCTGCAGCTTAACCATGGTTTTTTGAAGATCTTCACTTTCAACGCCCATCAAAGCAATGGCGCCCTCTGCTACAGAATAAGCCCCGGCAACACCTTGCACAGTTCCTATTACTGCGTCAAGTTTTCGCGTATCACTTGCGAAATACGCAACCTCTGCACGTGCATCGCCTATGCTATCTTTTATTCTACCCGCTTCACGAATTATATCATTAGCTACATTTTGGAACTCTGGACCTAATGCCCGCGCTTCCATCGCCAAATTTGTTAACTGCCTAACAGTTCCCGCTGTTGGATTTTTAGTTGCAATCGCTGCTAGCTTCTCCTCAATGCTCTTCGCACTCTTAGCCACATCGGCAGACATTTCACCGCCCGCCTTTTTTATTACTGATATCGCATCATTAAAGCCCTGTCTGAGCTTTTCAATGTTTGCGCCAATTACTATATTTAACGACCTTGCCATGCTTACAATTCTATTTTATAACTATCTTCTTGCAATAAATAAGCGCCATCTTCGAGCAACAAATAACTGGCACCAGATGGCACTGGCGCGGCATAAATGTAATTAATTATAAAGTCCTGAGCAACGTGGTAAATCCCAGCAAATCCTGCCTCATCTTCAACCAAATGCACCTCGCCATCGAACTCAATCGCTTGGCAGTATACCCCATTAAAAGTATCTGGAAAGGTAGCAGCTTCAAACGCGGCCCGAACCTGCGCGGCTGTGTCCATCGCATCGGCAAACGTGGCCCCAAAACTACTAACTTGCACCCGAGCAAAGTCTGTGCGTGAGTGGCTTGTGTTGGTAGGGCTTGCAATTACGCTGACTAAATTATAAGCGATTGCAGGAAATGCAGACTCTTGCGGAATCCGCAAAGGGTTTAAGCGAGTGGAAACCAACGCCGTGAGGTCTGACGCATTGCTTAAAATGTTATATACTATTTTTATTGGTGCGCTCATGCCTTGGCGTCCGGTGTTAATTTATCAAAGACATGCGAATATAACCTAACCGCTTCGTGAATAGACAAAAACTCAGGTTCCTCCCATGGAAATGTTAACAGCCTTTTCGGTTCTATTGGCTTTTTTAAGTGGGGCGCCATGCCTGTAGCAACTGCCCAGCGAGTTATTTCCCATTGGTTTCTGTACTGCTGTTGCTGCGCCTCACGCATGCCCTCCAATTTCAAACGCCAAAAACGTGGCGAGCATTTCCAAAATTCCCGCTCAGTTAGATTCAATTCGCCGTAACTGATGCGCTCAATCTTGCGCCAAGTTAGCGGTGCGCCGTCGCCCTTGGCTTTTACTTTCCCTCTGGCTCTTCGGTGCTAAAGAAATCACTAACGGCCTGCGTAAATCCATCTAGCGCAGGACTCAACTCTGTAAATCTTTTAACCGATGCGCCCAATTTTTGGATTGTGGGATATGGCGTTTTTTTGCCGTCGGCTTCGTAGCCTTCGAGAATCCCATAGAATGCGCAACTCAGTGCGAAGTCCATAGATTTGGCAAGGTCTTTTTGCAGGTTTAGATCTGCGAAATTTTCCATTCCAGCCAACTGCATCACATTGCGCAGGCTGTTCATGTTAAACAAAAGGGGGTGCTGAACACCCCCGATGATAATGTGGCTCATGCCACAAAGATAACAAATAAATTATGAAACGGTGCCAATAGTCAAAGCGCCTGTACCTTGCAAAGTTCCTGTGAAGGTTGCTTTGTCATTGTTGGGTGCGCTCAAACTCAAGCTGCTGAAGAAAGCGCCGCCTGTTAATTTTTGATCTCCTGTGCTGTTGGTAGTCATTACAATTGTAACAGAAGTACCCGCTAACAAATCGGTCAAAAGATCTTTAAAAGACAAACCGCTTGTGCTCACAGATGCATCTTCTTCAAAAATACCTTCAACGTTCAAAGTGTAGCCATA